TGGACGATGTCGTCACCGTCACGGTGCCGTCCGGCGTGCTCGCGCTCAGCGCATCGGTGACCGACTTGCCGTTGCGGCCATCGACGGTGATACGCTGCCAGTGTTTGGTTTTGCTGTCCTCGGTGTTTGTTTCGGTCGCGATCTCGGCGCCGCCTGATGGAACGGTGCCCTTCTGTACGCTTTCAGTTGCCATAGGCGGCTCCGGTGGTTACCAATCCGCGGCCATCATGCTTCGGGTTCCGGCGGTCGTGATGCGTGCTTCGCCGGTACCGTCGGCGCGGTCGCGCACGCTGGTAATGTCAATGACGCCGCTTAGCTTCAGCGGCGTCGCAAGCGAGAGCTGCAGCGGAAACTCGCTGCCCTCGCGGTAGACCTTGTCAGGGGTATGGGCGACCTTGCCGGGTCGAACGACACACGTTGCAATCTTCATCGGCACCAGTGGGGGCGAAGGGCGCAGTCAGAGCTGGAAACGCTTCTGCGCGTCGGTGAGAATTTCGGCGATGCGCGCTCCGCATTTCGCCCATGTGAATTCGCGCCGGATGTAGCGCGCGCCCTCGGCGCCAAGCTCTAGCGTCTGGTCGTACTTCAGCATGGTGACGAGCATCGCTTCGGCGAAGTCGTTCGGCCCGGTCATCGCTTGCCGGTACTTCCCGTCCTCAGTCTCGGCGGCATGCTCCCCGTGCGTAACGCCGACGCGAATCGGCTGCGCCGGCAGCAGCAGGCAGTTGCGCTCGCTGGCGAATTCCAGGTGTCCGCCCCACTCGGGAGCGATACACGGCAGGCCCGACGTCATCGCTTCCGCGAGCGTCATGCCGAAGCCTTCGCCAATCGTCGGGTACACGAACGCGTGCGCGCTGGCGTACAGCTCGCCCAGCTCGGCACGCGTCAGGTTGCGGGTGTCGTAGTGAATGGTTCCGCTGTCGTTCGTCTCGATCTTGCCGGGGTCGTTCGGATCTTGCGTGGTCGTCTTGAGGTACAGGTGCGCACCGCAGTCTTTCAGCTGGCCGAGGACGTACGCCTGCGCGGCGATCACCTGCCCCTTGCGTAAGCTCGCGGCGCCGACCCACAAGAAGCGGAACGGCACACCGTAGGTGCGTTCCACGAGCGGCATCGGATCGACGCCAAGCGGCGCGAGCAGCACGGGTAGATCCTCGCGGACGTTCAAGAAGATCGAGCGACAGAACTTCGACGGCACAACGAGCAGGTCCATGCGCGCGAGCGCATCGCGGGCGCCTCGCGGTAGGTCGGGCGACTCAAACATCGTGTAAGCGACGAGCCGCTTGCCTTCGATCTTCTCGGGCAAGTCGGTCGGCGGTGCGACGGTGAACGCGAGCGGCGCGGCGTCATCCCAATCGACGTACGGCGCGAGCGCCTGCTTGATTCCTTCGGCCGCGACGGCGTAGCCGTAGCCGCGCCCCGTTGCCAGATAGTCGTCACCGATCCACGCGACTTTGAGCATTCCACCCCTCCACACCGCAGAAACACGAAAACAGCCGCACCTCCTGACGGCGTGAGCCACCAGGAGGTGCGGAGGACTAGGTTACGGCTGCGATTTACGAAGCCGCATTTTTGATGATCACGATTGCTTTCGGCAGCACGACCTTGGGCGCGAACCGCGAAATGAGCCGGATGCCCATGCCGCCGGAGTAGAACTCCGCGTGATCGCTGAACGCGATTTCGAGATCATGGCGCAGGCCGAAGAACAGCGCCCGACGCAGGTTCGCGTACAGGGCGAACGGCATGCCCGCAGTTGCGTTCGTGGTGATGTCCGGCAGCACGCTGCAGACTTCCCACGGGCGACCGAGGATGGTGGCAGGGGCGCCGGCCATCATCGGCGAGAACAGCGGCTGCAGTGCGCTGTCCTTGATCTTGCGGGTGAGATCCGCAACGTACGAGCTGAAGTAAAACTTGCCCGTCAGGTGCACGCGCTTGTCGACCTTGGACATCGCGTCGACGAAATCGTCATAGGCGATGTTGGACATCGACGTCTTGCCGCTGGTCGAGCTGCCACCGAGGCTGTGCGCGAATGCGCCCGCAGCGTACAGCGCGCCGTACCAGCCGGTCGGGCTGTTATTGGTCGCGAGGCCGACGCGGTCGTATTCTAGGCCGAACGTCTCGAACGCCTGCTCCATCATAAAATCGAGGAAGCCGATCGGCATGTCCTGATTCAGCTCGAAGCTGATCTTCGACTTGGCGATCGCCGTCTTGGCATCGAGGCGAGGCTTGGGGTCGATGATCTCGGAGCCGGCGAAAGCCGCCGGGCCGTTCGTCTCGCCGGGGTACTCCAGCGTCCAGGCGTTGGCCGCGGTCGGGATGTCGAGCGTCGGGCTCGTCATCCGCACGACGCGTGCGTCACGCAGGACCGTGCCGTACTCGTCTTGCAGCCACTGCACCTCGTCGAAAATCTGCTGCATGATGAGGTTGCCGCCCTTGGACACGCCGCCCGAGGGTGCGCCTTCATCCTGGCCGGACCCGCGCTTGAACATCTCGGGACCGAAGTTGCGCGGCTTCGCTTCCATCTCGACGCGCGTGCGGTCCTCGACCCAGCGGCCGAACTGAGTGATGCTCTCGCGCTGCTTCCGCGACAGCCCGCCGTTCCGCTGCGAGAACTCGGCGACGTATTCCTTTTCGTCGATGATGCTGGAACGCGTCTGGTTCTTCTCCAGCACGTCGCACCGGGCGCTCAGCTTCTCGACGACCGCACGCTGCGAGTCGAGCTTTGCGTTTGCCTCGACCAGCTCGGCCGCGGTGCGCGCGTACTGCTCGGCAGTGATCTTGCCGGCTTCAGCTGCCTCGCGAGCCGCCTTTGCATCCTCCTTGATGCTGGCTGCGTCGCGCGCGATCTGGTCGCTGTTGCGCTCCAGGGTCGCGATCGCGGTGTGAAGCGAGCCCGTGTCGGGCGCTACGGGGTGATTCTTGGCATCGGTTGCACTCATGTGTGGCTCCTCAAAAAGAAACCGGGCGCAGCTCGGCGCTCGTCGCGCCGGTGCGGCCCGGATAGGGTTCGGTTGTGGGTTGTGGTTGCGGGGTGTGAGGGTGAAGGTTACGCGCCGACGACGGCAGCGCGGGCGAAGATACCGGCGTAAATGTCACCACCGATGTCGGGCGCAGGGGGCGACACCAGCGCCGCCAAGCGCTCGACTGACCGTTGAGCCGCGGCGAGCACCGACACGGTGTCGGTACCGTTCGCGCGGGCCAGGGTTTCAGCCGACGCCTGCAGACGGGTCAGTGCATCAGACACCGAGCGCGCATCGTCGTCGCTCGTGTCGTCGGTCGTGCTTTCCGACGTCGAATCGAGCAGGTCGCGCAACGCCGTGGTCGCAGCCGAGCACGCTGCGTGCGCAGCCTCGACCTTCTCGCGGTTCTTGCGCGACAGGGACTTGCCGGCACGCTGGCCGACGATGGACTTGTCGCCGAACAGACCAGCGACACGCTCAGCCGTCTCGATCGCAAGGGCCGCTTCCTCGTGCGCAGCATCACGCTCGGACTCGACGGCCGCATAGACTTCGTCGGCCGCGGTGCCTGCGGCGATCAGCTCGCGCACGAGCGTCAGCAGCTCTTTCGTATCGTTCGCAGCCAGCGCCTCGCGGACCGGGCCGGCGAAGATGCCGCGCAGCTTCTCGGCCTGTTCCGTTGGTAACGGAACACTGCAAGGCTCAGCGGCGGCATTCTGGCTGCCACCCTCCTCGCGCGCGGGCGCGGGAATCGGCGGCTGGCCCTCGACGCTGCTCGTCGTGGCGCCTTCGTCGGCGAGTCGGAACAGCGGTCCCAGCTCGACGCCGTCCCGCAGCATGAACACGCCGGAATCGCGCCGGGTCGTGAACAGGTCAGGGAACTTGCTCGCAGCTGAGCGGTACGCGCAGGCGCTGCCGGCGTGCTGTTTCAGCGCGTCCGGGTCAGCCGGAGTCGGCACCGCCGAGACTTCGAGGGCATCCGACTTAAGGAAGTCGAACCCGAGGAAGTACCCGTCATCCGAGTACATGACCTCATAGTCGGTCGGCACCCATCCGAACGAGACGGCGTGCATGTCGCCGTTCTCGAACATCGAGAAGATCATGCGCGCAAAGTCGAGGTGTTCGGTGCCGTCGGTCGTCGCGAGCGGCGCGACGCGGATCATCAGCACGCGACCGAGGCCGACGTGGTCCGCCTTCTTGATCGCGACAATGCGACCAATCGGCGGCAGCGGGCCACCGCTGTTATGGTTCCACAAGAACACCGGGTTTTTCGCCAGGTTCGTGGTGTCGATGCCGTCGACGCGAATGCGCGAGCCATCGCGCTTGTCGCCCTCGGACACGGCGACGAATTCGAGCAGGCGCCCATCGCCCCCGCCGTCAGTCGCGCGCTGCCACGCCTCGAAGTTGGCCGTGCGTTCCCAGCCACCGAACTCGGCGCCAGTGAACACGCGCGCACCGAATGAGGCGACGGTGCGAACGGTGACCATCTCACCGCGCTGAAGGGTCGACAGCATGCCCTCGGCTTGGGCGCGGGTCGCCTTGTCGGTGCCCTCGCGGAACTTGAGGGCGGGGAGGTTCTGGATCGCCTGTCCGGCGAGCGCACGAATGCGATTGATGACGGTTGCCATGGTGAACTCCTGAGCAGTGAGGGAAGCGGGTTAGGCGACGACAGGTGTCGTCGTGCAGCGGCAGTTGATGACTTCCTCGGCAGCGCCGCTCGGATCACCGGGGATGGCGAGGCCATTCGAGAACACTTCGTCCATGTCGCGAATTTCGCCGTCGACGGCGACGTGCGAGTCGCGCACGAATTCATCACCCGACGTCATCCATTCGCGTTTCTTCACGCCCTGCGCCTTCATCTCGACGCGCTTGCTGCCGTTGACGGCGCCGCCGATCTCGGTGCGGGCGATGGTGCGGGTGCGGCTCGCACCGTTCTCGGCGCGATCTTGGAACGTAAGGCGGACGCGGGCAGCTAGGTCGTTGATTGCCTCGCCCTTGTTCAGCCCTTCGCGGAGCGTGACGCGCAGCGACTCGCGCAGCGTGTCGTTGATCCGCACCACGCGGATCGTCTTGTCGCGCAGCAGCGCATCCGCGGCGCCCGACTCAATGGCGAGCGGGTCAGCGCCCAGGATCTCAGCGACGTCGTCGACGCCGATGCCGATGGCTTGTTCGAGGTACGGGGCAATGAAGCTCCGCAGCTCGCGATCCGCCGCGCGCTCGTCGAACAGAATGCGTTTGGTGTCCTCGTCGACGCTGCGGACGTTGCGTCCGACCACGCGTTCGAGGTTCGCTAACGTCTCGGTGCGGGGCCCGCGAAAGTACCGCTTCAGGCGATTCCGCGTTGTCGTTTCGAGCGGTGCCCACTTCGCGACGAACGCCCGCCATTCGCGCAGGCGCTTCGGCTGGAAGTTGCGGGCGAAGCGTCCATGACCGCAGCCACAGCCGCGCGCCGTCTCGTCAGTGGCGACGGGCTCGGGTGCGCCATCGGTCAGGTCGTCGACCTCGTCGATGGCGAGCGGCGGCGGTGCCCCTGCCAGTGCGGCGGGTTGCTCCTCGGGCTCGGCGGTTGCCTGCTCCAGCGTGGTGACCACGCCGCGCACCAGCACCTCGTCGGTCAGGTCATCCGGGTTCGCACCCAAGTCGACCAGCTCTGCGGCCACACGGGGCGACACGAACTTGTCGACGAGCGTGCCGTAATTCTTGACCTTGTCCTCGAAGCGACCGCGCAGGGCGTCGATCTCGTCGCGGTCGAGGTAGAACTTGCGGCCGTTCAGATGCGCAACGAGCGCATGTGTCAGGCCAGAAAAGACGATCTTCGCGAGCGGCACGACGGCCTGAACCGCGTAGATGATGTCCGTTGCTTCGATGCCCTCGCGTGACAGTCCAACGTCGGAATAGTCACCGAGCTTCGGGGGCGGAATCTTAAAAATGCGGGCGACGTCCTTGACGCCTTGCACCGCCATCTCGACGAGCTGCAGGTCGCCGAGATCACCGCCGAACGGTTCGAGGTGCCAGCCGGCGTTCAGGCCAACGACCCCGCGCATGTTCTCGACGCCGACGTGTCGTTCCTTGAAGCCGCGCACCATCGCATCGAGCGTGGCCTTGTCGACGACCTGCGGAATCCGGGTGTCACCGTCAGCGCCGTAGCGCACCACGGCGCTCGGCTCCGCGCCGCGCTCGAAAAACGCCTTGTCGTAGAGCTGGCGCGCATAGTTGCCATCGACCTTCGACGCGGCAGCGCGCACCGGGCCGCAGCCTAAGATTTGATACTTGTCGTTCAGGTCGGGCAGCAGCTTGACGTGCGTCAGGTACTCGGGCGGGAAGTCTTTCCGTTGCGAGCCCCACGTGATGCGCCACGCCTTCAGCGAGCCGGTCACGTAGTCGATCACCGGCGACACGTGCTGCAGGCCGAGCACCAGCATCTCGATGGGCAGGCCGGTCCGGCTGTCCAGCATCGAGCTGGTCCAGATCCAGGCGTTACCCGTTTCGAGCAGGTAGCCGCACAGGAGCTGCACGACGTAGTCGCCGTCCGGGTAGCGACCGGGGTTCGGGTTGTCGTTCACGAAGTCGAGCACCGGATCGGTGTCGATGGCTTCGGGGCCCTTGCCCTTGATCAGCTTGCGGGGAATCGCGGCGACGTCCTGCATGAGCAGCGACATCGCCGAGAACAGCAGGTCATGCGTTGAGAACGATGCCTCGGCGCCGCGACCTCCATAGGCGCGGCCGTCCCCGTCGACAACGCCGGAATAGAAGGCTCTCGCCATCGCGTCGACGCTCGAACGTACATGCGCGTCGACCTCGCCGCGGGTCACCGCGCCTGCAGCATTGCCGGCACGATCGGGGCGGTTCATGTGTTTGCGCTTCGGCATAGGCAGGGCTCGTGGCTTTCGGCAGGGGCGAACAGGTGGCGAAACCGGGACGCACGAAAAGACGGCCCCGCACGCGGTTAGGCGTACGGAGCCGTGGATTAAGCCGGACGAACGCCGTAGCGTTTCCGGGCTCGACGTCGCTGCCTGAATTGCATCAGCGATGACAGAAAGAAGGGCGACGGCCGACCGGCCTAAGCCGATCCAACCTGCGGGGGAACAGGCGCGCGAGGCGACCCACTCAAGCGCTGAAAGCCGCCGCCCTAGCTCGTGCGACGCGACCCCCGATCGCGTCGCTACTTTTTCTTTTCCTTCGTCTTGCTCACCGGGGCAGGTCGCTCGACCGCGCCGTCAGGCTTGCGCACTGGCCGCGTGGTGATCGAGCGATTGACGCCCGTGCTCAATGAATCCCCTTCAGGCGCAGCACTTCGCGCATCAGGTGGCCGGCTTCGTCCTCGTACTCGTCGCCGAGCTTGCGGAGGAACGTCACCGCCACGTCGTCGTTGTCGACTGCGGCAATCGACTCGTCACCGCGGTAGCGCATCACGATCGCCATATCCTTCGCGATGCGTTGCGCGGCTGCGCGCGACTGGTTGGCCGTGACGGCGAGTGCGTGCCAGCTATCCCCGGCAGCGTTACAGAGGATCGCGGCACCGTGTGCGAGCTTTCCTTGCTGCGCCTCGAAGCGGCCACACCAGTCGATGACCTGTTCGCCGAGACTCGGCTGCGGTACGGCGTTCGGCGCCTGCGACGTCATTTCGCTAGCCCCACCTGGATCGTCACACCCTCGCGCATGACCTTCGCCAGTGGATGAACGCGCGGCACGTAAATGTGCATGTCCGCCACCGCCGAACCCTCAGTCTGTACGTTGACGATCGCCAAGCGTTCCCCCTTCCAGCCCCTCGACTGCACCACCGATGTGATTTGCCCCTCGATCCTCATTGCTCCCCCTTCGTCTTTTAGTTGAAGCTGACGCCTCGACGCGGCACCATCGGCCATCCGCAGCTCGGGCACGCGCCGCAATTCGGGCAGGTGTGACGATGCGGCTCGGAAACCGGCCATGGCCCCGGCGGCTGAATCCCCGGATACGTCAGCGGCATGTCACCTGCCCAGGGCGCGCTCGGCGTGAGCGGCCAGTGGTGCGCTGGTGCGTGCTTTCCGACGTTCGTCACGGCGACACCCTCGCCAGGTACTGCTCGCACGTTTCAAGCGGACACTCGCGCACCTCGCCACCGTCGACGCCCTTGCCGCATGAAAACTTGACAAGCAGACCGGCCTTGAGGTTCAGGCACCGATGCCCCGTCTGGTGATCGTTCTCGGCGAGTCGCGAGCGGCCCCACTTGCCGGCGAGCACGGCGTCACGCCAGTCGTGGTGAAACCGACCGATAATGCGGTGCCACTGACAGACCTGCGTCGACGTCCACCCGTTCGGGTTGCCGTTCTTGATCGAGTCCGCGTAACCCTCGAAGTCCTTCATGCGGAGGAAGTGATGCTCGTCCTCGTTCCGCGCGAGCGCTTCGAGTGCGACGTGCTTGGCGCGGACGATGCCGGCCGGTTGCGCCGGACCGACGCCGCACGCGAAGTCGTCGACCGCATGGTGCGCCTCGTGCGCTGCGTTGACCGCGATCAGCTGCGCGTCGGTCAGCGCCGGCATCTGCGTCCTAGCCTGCACAGTGCCGAGCGTCATGCGCGGACGGTTCCGCAGCTCGTTCGACGGGAGGTCGAACAGCGCGCCCGCCTCGACGACGAGCGGCGTGCCGCTGGCGTCCCGCACAATGCGGACATCCATCACGTCGGCAAGGCTGTCATTCATCTTCGGCGACTGCGCACACTCGACCGGGTACGCGAGGCAGATGCCTGCGACGTCGTAGAGTACCTGCGCTTCCTTGTCGTAGTGCTTGCCGTCCTCGTCGGTCTGCCAGCTGCCGCCGAGCGTGTCTTTCAGCGCACGGGCGATCTCGTAGATGACGCCGAGACGCTTGGTGATGTCACCCAGCAGCTCGACATCGCGCTGCACCCGATGCGCGGAACCCGGCAGCGTGTCGCGCATCATGCGCACCGCCTCGGCTGCGAAATTCCATCGCGACTCCTGCGCCGCGTCCATCCAGACTTGCGTGGCCGTGCAGCCGTCCGCGTCGAATCCATACGGATCGCCGGTGCGTCCGCTGTTCTCGATCTTGACCGAGACGTCACGGCGCGACGGGCGGACAGGGTCGGTCGGGTTGGCGTTACAGTCGACCACTGGTGTCGACGCCGGCTCGGGCGTAGCGGTAACTGCCCCTTGTGTGCGAGCCGTGGTCGACGTTGGGCGCGGCGTCCCGGTGGAACGCGGCACGGTCGAAGTCGGATCAGTGGCCGGACCGCAGGCACTGCGATCAGTGCTCGTCGACGTCTTGGCGGCAACGGTCAGGATCGCGCCATTGATGTCGAGGAGCACGCGATCACCACTCGTCGGGACCAGGCAGACGTTGACGCAGAGCGTGAGCACGCCGCTGTCAACGTCCATCGCGCCGTTGAGCCACAGCGCTTGCTTGTCGGACTGGATAAACGAGACTGGCTCACCCGTCACGGTGATCGTCTGACACGTCACCTTCGAGTAGTCGGTACCGAACCGCACCGTCGAATCCGAGAGCGTCGGCGCAGCGGACGCATTGCCACTGCCCCCCAGCAACAGCGCGCACGCCAGCGTCGCAGCGCAAAGCGCCGCCTTGATGTTTCCACCCATTTTCGATGTTCCCCTTGGTTTGATTTTGGTGCGCGGAGCGGGGCGCTAGGTTCCACGCTTGGCGGCTTGCAGCTCAGCTACGAGGCGGTCACCTCACTGCGGACCGCGACAAACGTGCCGACGTACGCGCCGAGGGCAGCGGGCACCACCATCCAGCGGTTGGTGGTGTAGGCGACGACG